TGCAACTGGGCCGGGGGCACAAGCCAGAGTGGAAATTGGGAACGCAAGCACCTATGCGGCAAGTACACATTTGTCAATTTGCGTCCCAACATCGTGGGCCGCAACTAGCGTAAGTGCAACATTCTATTCTGGAGGGTTTGTTGAAGATGACAGTGTTTATCTGTTCGTTATTGACGCAGACGGCAGTGCCTCCAACGGCTACCCGCTGATCGTAGGCGAAGACGGTGGCGGCGGTATCTCCTTCACCGCCCCAAGTAATCTGACTGTAACGGGTGGAAATTGAGCATAGCCCAATGGCATGAAGATGTTCAGGAGTATGGTACACCAGAGAAAGGGTATCTTGATTCTGGCTTTTGGAAGTATCTTGGCTATGTGAAGACCAAGGACAGCCACGATCACGATAACCCGGTCAAGGCTTTGATGGCAGACGCGCCTGTATACTTGATTATTGTTTTCTTGTATATGTTGGCGGCACCTGTACTGGCTATCCCGAAATCTCGACAGATGCGTATGAGCTGGGCTACAAGTTGCTTCGCTTATTGGCACACGATTCAAGGCTCATTCAGGGAAACCTTTGTTCAGTTGCAGTCTGAAGCAGACTCGCACGCAATGATTACAATGGGAGACAAGAATCCCCTTGCTGGCCGTATGGACTTTATCGCGCAGACATTACCTGGCTGGCTGAGAGATCCCAATATCATGTCAGGCAAGGGCAACAATGTTGGTCGCTTGCAGCTTTCATCTGACGAGAGCACTGACGAGGGTGTGTTTATCCCTTGGCGAGGGAGCTACGTTCAGGCATTGCCCGGCGGCCCGAAGCAGGTTCGGGGAAAAACGCCATCTCTATTTGTGTCGGACGAGTCAGCATTTCAGGACGAGTTTGAGGCTTGCGTTACAGCAATCAACCCGGCGGTTAAAGGTGGCGGTAGGTTTATTTCGATCAGTTCTGTGGATGCCGGTAGTCACTTTAACAACATGGTGCTGGAGTCGTTTGACGGCTCTCCGCCTGAGCATAAGATACACCCTGTTGTAGAAGTAGCCATGAAGATGTTGAAGATCTCTTGGCCCAAGGGCATGAGGTCATGGGAGACGCCGAGCGGTGTGTATGTGCTTGAGGTTCATTACACATCAGACCCCGCTAAAGACCCTGCCCGTGACGGTAAGAAGTGGTACGACGAGGCGGTTAAGGGGTACATCGGGGGCATTGAGTCCTCTGGTTGGAAGACCGAGATGGAGATTGATTACAAGGCTGGTGGCGGCGACCCCGTGTTCCCCTTTGCCCAGTCGGCAGCATCTCCAATCTTTATTGCCAGCATTGATCCAAAAGACGCCATTAGAGACATGGAGATATACGCTGGGTACGACTACGGGGCAGATAGTCCTTCGGCAATGCCGGTATGGGGTATTGACAAGAACAGGCGGCCTCATGCTCTCTGGGAACTGTATGAGCCGTGCCTAAACATACAAGAGCACACAGACAAGATGAAGGCGTGTCCATATTGGGAACACATTAATTACATCGTATGTGACCCCTCTATCATGTCCAAGACACAGCAGACAGCTAACGGAAAAGAATCATTGGCAGAGCAGTTTGCAAAGTACGGAGTGACGTTCAGGCGAGGGCGTAGAGCGGCAGACGTACCCAATGCGGTGAGGTTCTTGACTGAGTATTGGGGCAACCCACTCAACCCTACGGCATTCATCACGGCGGATTGTCCCGCCGGCATGAGCGAGGTAAGGGATCTTAGATGGGAGCGGCATCTGAGTCAAGCAGTTGAGCGCAGGAAGAATAACCCTGGAAAGATCAGAGACAAGAACAATCACTGGTGGGATGCCACATCGTATCTGTTTGATACGCTGCCGGGATTCAAGTTGGGGCCAACGCCAAAGCGGCCAAGTGGACCTACGTTCCAGGATTTCCTTGATTCACACGCCTCAAAGAGTTATAGTGCAAAGCATGGTGGTGGAATTACTACACGTTGATCTGGGAGGATTATCATGGCGAAGAAAGTAAGTAAAAAGAAGACAACCAAGAAGGCAGCGCCGAAGAAGAAACAGCTCAAAGTAGATAACCCGCCTGTCGAGCCTACATTGCGGGAAGTAGAAGAGTTGATGGACGATGTGTTTGGCGACGAGGACAATGACTCTGGCTTGCCGGTGCTTGAAATTCAAATCCCTCCGGCATTTGTTGGCGAGACAATCGAAGGCAGCATTTACGTTGTAACGCACGCTTGCCCGATGTGCGAGGCCGCTGTGGAGACCGTAGGTGCTGGCTACCCAGTGATGCGGTGTTCAATGTGCGGCGTCCCGATGCGTGCATTACGAAGCAAAGTTAAAGACGAGGTTTAAGAATGATCGGCTCGTACACAAAGAAACTGTCTGGTGTTGGCGATGAGGATATGGCCTTTTGGCTCCATCAACTTGATCGTGGCATTAAGCGGCGCAAGGACGAGGAGGATCGCTGGACCCACAACGAGTCATACGAGAATATGGAGCAGTGGGTAGACGAGAACGGCGAGCAGTATGGCGGGGAGTATGACGAGGTTACGGTTAATAAGGTCGGCTCATGGATGCAAACAGAGCGTGCATCGCTTGCCTTTACCAACCCCCGCGTTAAGCTGACGCCTATCTCTGCTGGCGGGTACAAGCCTATTCAGGTGCCCGTTATGGGCGAGGATGGCACGCCTCAACTTGACCCAATGACCGGTCAGGTTGTTGTCCAAGAGGTGCTTCCCTACAAGATCAAAGAGTCATTTGTGAACACGATCATAGCCAAGCCTTCTTTTGGTTTGCGAGACACTATGACCAGGCTGATTAAGGCGGGGCAGCTTGCTTATGGTGCGATTGGCACGGGCTATCGGCCAGAGTTTGAGACTGGCCCCGAGCGGGAGACAGACCAAGTGGTGCCAATGAAGAATGGCCAGCTTGATTTCTCTGCCTATATAATGAACCCCATTACAGGCGCACCAATGGAAGACGAGAACGGCGACCTGATTCGCAAGAGTTCCCTTCCTGTTTCTGAAGAATGGTTCATGGATTGGACGAATTACCGTCATTTAATCATTGATCCTGATGGCGAGAATGATTTCAATAGACATGGTTGGGTTGCTTTAGAGCAGGTGAGATTGCTTGAGGATGTCAAGGCTGATGTGTTGTTTGAGAACACTGACGACCTTGAGGCTACTGGCGATGTTCACGATTGGGAACAGGGGCTTGAGCGAGAGAGCTTCACCGAGAACGAAGAGCTTAGTGAGCGGCTTGAGCAGATTCGCTTGTTCCACATTTGGGATATGGCACATGATGAGTATCTTGTGATTGCTGACGGGCACGATGAGTTCCTTCGTCGGGAGCCGATGCCTTTGGGTATTATCAAGAACCCATTCTCAATGTACCGGCCCAACGAGATCCTTGGTGAGTTCTATCCTCGGCCTAAGGCTTCTGATCTTGCGCCCATCAACGACCACTACAATATGGCTCGCACTCAAGAGCTTCGGGCAATGAAGAAAAGCAACAGGAAGATTGTTGTTAAGCCGGGGTTCCTTGATCAGCTGAATATGCAGAAGCTAACCTCTAATGAGGACATGGCCATTGTAACACCAAAGGATGATGGGCCATATGATCTTGGTACGTCCATCCTGCCTATTGGCACGCCTCCTATCAATGATGCGCTATATGCCAATGTAAGCATGATCTCCAAGGACTTTGATGAGATTGCCGGGCAGCCGGGAGAGAGCCGTGGTGTTGCGTCATCTAAGACTGCAACGCAGGTTAATGCCTTGAGCCAGTACGCAACCGTTCGCATGGACTTCAGTCGAAAGACGCTTGTTGATACACTGGTGATTGCATTTGAGAAGTTGATTGAGAGTATCGAGGCCAATATGACAACCGAAAAGGCTGTTGAGCTTGTTGGCGCTGACGGACAGACGTTTATGGCGATTGTCGAGCGTGAGATGATGATGTGCGATTGCTCTGTTGAGGTTGACGTTCAGGAGCTTCAGCCCAAGGATGACTCGGCACAGTCGTCAAGGCTTATCCAGGCAATGCAGGTTGTGGCCAATGCGCCATGGATGGTTGCCGACGAGGCTACTGCTACGACGTTCTTCGACATCATGGGAATCAAGGACCAGAACTTCATCAACGCAATGGTGAACAGGGCGCAGATGCAGTTGCAGATGGAGATGATGGCTATGATGCCTCCTCCGCAGGGGCAGTCGCCAGAAGGCGCTCCTCCTGAGAATGCCGGTCAGGCTGCGATGCAGGACGGCGCCGGCAGTCAAGTTCCGAGGATGTCTAGCGCAACATAGAACCAGCGGCCCTTGATTAACCACACGCCATCCCCTCCCAATGGCGGTCGTGGCAAGGGTCGCTTACAGGGAGGTTCTGGGAGGAATAATGCTGTACGAAATGGAATGTGATTGTGGTCATCGTGACGAATACATGATGGCCATGGATGAGGTGGAGAAGTGGGTCAAGTGTACTAGTTGCGGGGCAGAGATTTGCCGCAGGCACCATAGGGTGTTTCATGGCATGAGGCTGAACATCCAAGGGGACACGGTTTCCGGTGGGTGCAATTACGACTACTACGACGAGCATCTTGAGACACACATCAAGAGCAAGCAACACCGCAAGGACGAGATGAAGCGTCAGGGTGTTGAGGAGTATTCGCCAGATCCAGAGATGAAGAAGCTCCGGCAAGAGTCTCAGTATATCAGGAAGCATTCAAGGGACGGCGATGTTGATGCAGTTAATGCAGTCAAGGCAAAAGACAATGAAGCAGTAAGTAAGCGCCGCAAGGCAATCGTGGACAAGACGTTTAGTGACGCAAATCTGGGAGGAATTAGCGATGAGTGAAGGAACGAGCATTGGTGAAGTTTACGAAGGTGCAAACGACGCAGCCCTAGAGGCGTATGATGCAGTCCATGAAGAAGAAACAGAAGAGACACCCCTTGATACCCCCGAGGAAAACGAAGAGGAACTTGACGACAATACGGGTAGTTTAGGGGAAGAGAATGAAGAATTAGAAGACGACGACACCGAGGAAGTTGGTGAAGCCGAGGAATCGGAAGCTGATGAAGCCGACGGTGATGTTGATAGCATGGATGAGGAAGGTGATCCGGATAGCAAGGAGCCGTCTACATGGGACGGTAAACCTGAGACTATGCCGGAGGATCTGAAACCTCATTACATGAATATGCTCCGTGGTTACAACGCCAAGATGGAGAAGGTTGCAGCTTTGCAAAAAGAGTTGCAGTTGAAACTCGATGAGGCTAGTGCACCGGAGAAGGAGGCTGTTGAAGAGCGGCCCCCAATGCCCACAAGTGAGGACAGCGACGAGGTCTATAACGACAAGTGGGCAGCAATTAATGCTTGGAACGCCGAGCAAGCCGTTAAGAAGCTCCAAGGTGAGTCTCCTGGTGGTGAACTGGCAGAAGTGAAGCAAGCCCTTGAGGCCCAACGGCGCTACACCAAGCTGACTCAAACTGATGGGTATACACCCGATGTTGAGTCGGTGATGGTGCAGATTGCTCAGGAGAACCCTTATTGGCAAGAGCAGTTGCAGTCTAGTGATGACGGCACATTTGCTCTGTTTCAGATGGCCAAGCAACACGTTGATTCGCAAGTAATTAAGTCGTCTGCTGCAAAGCAGGCAGAAGAGAAAGTTAAACGTAAAGTGGCAGCAGGCAAACGCAAGTCTCCTCGCCCTGGCGGAACTCGGAAGGCAACCCCTGCCGAGAACTTTGCCGACATGGGCTTCGACGATCTTGATCGGCTGGCGCTTGAACAATACGAAGCGTCGCAGAAGAAGTGACGCTTGTTACCTGGAGGTAACTAACAATGGCAGCTACAAGTCGCACTATCAACTATGATGCTCTTTTGAGCCTCACTGCTGATATGTACCACAAGAAAGGCGTCGTTCAGGACGGTGTGTTTAATAGCAATATCGTACTGAAGACCCTCCGAGACAAGGGCTTCAAAACCGAAGAAACCGGTGGAGCCAAGATTCAATCCAACATCATGTACGGCAAGAGTTCTACTGTGGGTTCTTATAGCACCTATGAAGTTCTTGACGTAGCCCCTCAAGACGGCGTGACCGCAGCCTTCTACGACTGGTGCCAGTATTCCGGCGCTGTGTCTATTGACGGCATGAGCAAGTTCAAGAACTCTGGCAAATCCCAGATTCAGTCCCTGCTTCAGGAAAAGGTCAAGCAAGCAACCATGTCGTTCTCCGAGCGCATGAATGAGAACCTGATGGATATTACCAACGCTGCCGATGCTACTGGCAATGGTGGAAAGAATATCATCAGTATTCCCACTTTGGTCCAATACTCTACGTTTGCCGCCAACGAAACAGTTGGTACAATCAACCAAACAAACGAGTCTTGGTGGAGAAACCATGTTGCTGAATCTGCTGCAACC